AGTTTTCATTAATTCTTGTAATCTTTCGTTCCACGAATCAATTTCTTCGTGTTGTTCATGTGTATGTGGTGGTTCAGGTATTTTAGGTATAAACCGAATGACATTATCAAATCTTTCGGGTATATCTTCATACTTCGTATATGTCTTTAACTCACCATTCAACAAAACAACAAACTCATGCGACATATTAATTCAAATCAATTCTCGGTGCATTAACACTATAATTTCCACCGGAAGTCCAAGAAGTTGTTCCGCCAACATCAGCAGTAAAACTTCCTCCAACAGTCATGTTCATATTGCCATCAACTTTCATATCGGCATTGCCTTGCACATAAACTTCTGCATTGCCTTGAACAGTAATATTACAATCACCCATAATGTAAACATTATCGTCTTTCATAACGATAGTGTATTTGTCTTTTGTAATCTTTTCTACTTTGTCACCATCAGGATACCATTCAGTAAAGCTACCATTTCGGTGTGCAATGTGAATTCGTTCTTTACCTGGTGTGTCATCATATTCAACAATGTGACCTGATTCTGTTTCCATAACATTGTTATAAGGATAGACCGCACCATACTTTGTTTCTGGTTCGTTCCATGTTGATGTTGCAGTTGGAACACCTGTTAATTTATTATCTTTTCTTTCTTGTATGAAAGTTTTGGTGATTGTATCAGAATCGTTTCTTGCAAGTCTTGATGTTGTTGGTTCATCTAAATTTAATGGATAGTTATTGGCTTTTGATTTTTCAGTAATCTCAATACCTGTTCCATCAGTTTTGTATGTTTTTGATTCAGGTGCTCTTGGTGCATTAGTAAGTTCTTCGTTTGTTCTTGGGTCGCTAAATGGTTCTTGAATGTTTGATGCTTTTAATGGAATACTCGAAAAAACACCAAGAACAATTGGTTGTTGTGCCATTTCACCATCAACAAAAAAACCAAAAACCATATCACCTTCTTTTGGTGCATATGTGTTACTGTGATTTACAGGAAACGCAACTTGAGCCCAAGGTAATGCATCAGTTGGTAGTTGCATTTTGTTATCTGCGTTCCAACCTACTGCACGAACTTTAAGACGACCTAACTTCATTGGGTCTTTTCGGTCTTCCACAAAACCAAACCACCAGTTAAACCCACCTTTACCAGCAAAATCTTTATCTTGTTGTTCCATATTAATATTCTAAAATTTCTTGGTTTTGTCTTGCATCACTTACAGGTATAAAATCATTGTTCGTTGATGTTGTAGCAACTTCAATAATAGTTTCGTGTTTATCGTAACCTATAATTTGGCGTGAACCTACAATGATGTATTTACCACTAATACTTGGGTCATCATTGTCTCCACCTTTTTCTTTTTTACCAAAGTTTGGTGCTTCGAGATTGATGTTGAAACCTGATGTTAATTGAAAGTTACCTGGCATTACAAGTTTAATTCTTTTACCCATTAAATTGTTAATGATTGCTTTTCTTTGAAACAACCAGTTTTCAATGTTATCTAATTTTGATGCCAATGTAGGTTCAACTTTTTTAATGTAGTTACTCAACTGTTTAGCTGCATCAAAGTTTGCCATTGTTTTCTTTGAATCGTAGGCTTCGGTACTACTTACACCTGCACGATTAACAATCACAGATTGATTTGCGTTGTCATTTGCATGGTCCATTCCTGCATACACATCACCAAAACCAATTTGTTTTTTGGCAGTCGTTCTTGTCAATGGGTCAAACCCAATGAACTGACCTGCATTGACACCAGACCTCGTTTTCTCAATCATGTCTGTTTGTGCAACAACTTCTAAAGCTCTTGCCGAACTGATTTCTGAAAGTGGATTACCACCCGATGCTTTTGACTGATTCTTAGGTTCAAATTTAACATTTAACAAATCTTCTTGTGTCAATAATTTTGATAAAGAGACAAAGTTAAATCCAGTCAAATTTTGAAAAAACATGTAGTTTGGTGATTGTTTCTTATCAACAGACCTTTTTGCACACCAATCAATTGCATCTAATGGTTTTAAATTTGGTATTACAATGTCTCGCACACCTACTGTTTCTTCATAAAAACCACCTAAGTTGTTTTCAGAAACTTTCAAATAATCTGTAAGTATTTTACCAACCACCTTTGCATATGTGCCTTGATACGATTGATTAATCTTTTGTTGGTCTGAGAAAATCAATTCATCTGCAACAAAGTGTAGTGTGAAAGATTCGGAATTCAATCCTTCATTTCTACGATTTGCTTGTTTATAGATTCGAAATGATTTATGGAAATTGGCAATGTCTGGATTCTTTTCATCTTTTACAATGTCAATCAACAGACTTTCAGAACCATCGAACAATAGTTTACCTGAAAGTCCAACAGAATCTCTTATTAAAATATTGCCGCTAATAACCGGCATAAGAATCGAATCAAAAATATTCAATTCTTCATAAATTTTTGTAATGTCAATTGGACCGGCTTTAGTCACAATCGTTAGTTCATTTACTTTGAACTGAGTAGATTTTTGAACAGATAAACTCACGATTTAATTACTTTTTTAAATTCTTTTTCAATTTGAGGAACAAATTCTGGCTTTATAAGTTTTATTTCTCTTTTTTCTTCGTTCAATTCTTGTTCATGGTCATAATAAGTTTTTGTTTCTTTTGTAACTTTTTGAGTAATGGTTGAACCATCTTGTAAGGTATAAGTAGTTGTTGATGCGCCTACATTTGCATATGTGTTTGCATCGACCTCAAGTTTTTCAACAATAGAAATATCATCAAAGTTTGTTCGTGTTACAATTTTATAATATGCTTGAACATTATTTACATTCATTGACCAAGCCAATCCTGTAACACCTGTATTCGCAGTATCCGCATAATTGTTTGCCGAATATTTTGTATTTACATAATCAATGAATGGTTGGTATTGTAAAGGCCAATCAAACTGAGGATCCATGATATCATTAAACAACAGAACAATCCAATGTCTCTCAGGATTATCATAATACTTTGATGCAATAATTTCTGGTGTGTCACCCTCTTGAATATTATATTTGTAAAATGCGGCTGAATTGTTTTTTAGTGTCGATTCAAAACCAAATCGTGCTATAATATTTGTTACAGTATCAACACCTGCGGTTAGGTTATTTGATGTGTAAAGAGTTTTGGGAAAGTAATTAAAAAATCTTGACATTATCGTTTATTCGCTAGTGTGCTAGTTGATGCTCTATCAAAATCAAAATCTTTCTTGGTGAGATATGTAACTTCTTGGAACTGTAATGTAATTTGAATCGCAGTTGGCATACCTGTGCGACCAACAGAAGGATTGTTTTCACCAGGAACTTCATATGCAGACCAACCATTTGGTGCATAATTAACATCTAAATTTGTCATCACACAAGTTGCAATTTGTGGAATGTTTGGATTTTCAGCACCTGAGTAATAAAATTTAATATCAAACTCTGAAGGTGGAATTAAAAAGTTTTGTGCAGATGCTAATTCTGGTGCTTGATGAAAACGAAATCTTTCAATGATTCGTTGCACTTCAAGTGCTTCTTTTTCATCTCTCGGATAAAATGTAAAATCAAATTGAAATGTTCTAAAATTTGGAGATTTGTAAATCATCTCCAACATAGGATTTGTAACTGTTCCTGTGGCAGCAGTAAATAATAAATCACCAGTTGTACCTAATGCCGCATTACTCACCCGTCTAATGGCCTCACCTCCAGCAGCTTTTACAACGGCATTCGCTGCGTCTAATGCATTACCACCTTTATATGCATCAATAGCTGATTTTCCTGCACCTAAAGCTTGTCCTGCCAGTTCACCACCAATTGCAGGTGAATCATAAGATTGGTTGTATGTGTATTGCAATGTGTCTGGCATATACATCGCAATTGCATCTTTTGTAAGTGTTGTAGTTCTTAAAAATGAAAGAGAACCACCAGTTATTCTTTTAATTGAATTATTTTGTAATTCTTTAGCTGAAGCAGAATCACCACCAAACTTAATGTTTGCTTGACCAAAAACATTGTTAATACTTCCAACAACATTTCCTGCGGCTTTACTGATTGCAGATGTGATGCCACCTAAAGCACCTCCAGTTGCACCATTAATTTGACCTAAACCACTATTGATTTTACCCAAAAGTTCATTACCATAACTAGAGGCCAAATTGGAAGCAGATTGTATTTCTTTTAGGCCTCCTGTATTTTTACTAAAGACGCTTGAATCAGAACCTTCTGGCAGAGACCTTTTAAAATTTGTGTGTCTTTGTTCTTTAATATAGAACACAACATAATGACCTTTGTCATAATTTCCAACATCTAAAGGATAACGAAGTGTTGTTCGTTCAAAATCACTATTCACTAAAGAAGCGAGTGGTCCTCTTGCAGAAGAAGAACCTTTATCAAATTTTATGTCGCCGAAGCCGAAAAGTGCCATATGAATCCTGTTTGTTAGATAGATAATATTTATGTCATACAAAGGATGGTTTCGACCAAAAAACCCAAGCAAATACAAAGGTAATGCAACCAACATTATCTATCGCTCTAATTGGGAACTGAGAGTTATGAAATGGTTAGATGGCAACCCTGCCGTAATCTGGTGGGCATCTGAGGAGTTGCCAATACCTTATGTTTCGCCAGTTGACAATAAAGTGCATCGATATTTTCCAGATTTCATTGTCAGGACCAAACGGAAAGATGGCTCCGAGCAGACTTCGATATTAGAAGTGAAGCCGCATAAACAAACGATGATGCCAACGCAAAAACGCAAGACCCAACGATACCTGGCAGAAGTTGCCACCTATGCCGTAAATCAGGCAAAATGGAAAGCTGCCGATTTATTCTGTAAGGAACATGGATGGCAGTTTCAATTAATTACAGAAAAGGAGTTAGGACTTTAAGATAAATAACCTAATGGCGACATTAATTAAAAGAATCCAAACATCGTTGGCGAAAGAAGGTCTTACGCCAAGAACAAACGCAGCCAGAGAATGGTTAAGGTCTAAAGTTAAATCTTTAAATCCTACTCCACAATCTTTAATGCGTGACAGAGAACGATTGAGAAATAATTCTTTCATTGGTCGCATGTATTTTTATTTTTATGACCCAAAGCATAAGGATACGCTGCCATATTACGACAGGTTCCCATTGGTAATTCCAATAGAACGCTACTCAGACGGTTTTCTAGGGCTGAACTTGCATTACATTCACCCAAAGCAGCGCATTATCCTTTTAGATAAGTTAAGTGATGTGGCTACAAATAACAGATTTGATGATAAAACAAAATTGCGTATTAGTTATGAATACTTAGCGGCAGCATCAAAAGCATTTGAAGCAACACCGTGCATTAAAAGATATTTGTTTAGTCACATTGATTCTAGGTTTTTAGAAATATCTGCTGAAGAATGGGACATTGCCGTTATGTTGCCAGTGGAAAGCTTTGTTGGTGCAACAACAAGTAAAGTTTACGCAGATTCAAGGAAAAAATTCTAATGTCATTTTCACCAAACTTATTTTTATCAAATGTTCGTGGTAAAGACGGACTTGCCAAAACCTCACGATTCGAGGTTATTTTGCCAATTCCTACATACATTAATCAGTTTGTAGGTAACTCTGTAATCGAAAAGATTTTAAATTTTCCA